CCGGCCCTGATGAAGCTAAACACGGTTCATACTACATTCTCAGGTGTTAACCCACATACAACGTGGAACAATACTTAAACTGTGGGAGCGACCATAGAATATGTAATGGCGCATGCTGGGAATTAAGACCCGTATAGGGTTTTCGCTGCCGGTGACGACACCATGGTCATAATGCCCTTCAAGAACTACCGCAATTTCAAGGATACTATGCTCAGAGTTTGCGGTTATCACTAAGGCGCTCATGTCCCTTTGGAATACAAAGCCCATGTATCAAGAGTTCATAGCGACTTCTTGTCTAAGATGATATACATATTTGGTAAGACAGTTAGTGTCTGTAGAAAATGGAACAGGATAGTTTAATTTGGTTATGTGAAGTTCACAGAAGAACTCCCTTATGATATACATTAGATGGCCGTCAAAGAATGCTTAGTCGAGTGCATATCAATGCCAGGACTTCTTGAGCACCTCTAAAATTTAAGGGAAACGCCAGACGATATCGGTAAACTACAATAGAAGTGGTAAGACCGGATAAACGAGTATGTCAAACTCAAACTCCTCAAGAAATGGGGGAAAGCAACTAGTAGAGTTGACTATAGTCGTTCTACCGTTACTGTAGAGGACAACTATTCCCTTATACCACTTCCTGACCAATATGACCTTCAGAGAGCCTTGGCTAATAATGATTACCAAGTCCAATAAATAATGGATCTAAATGCGAGCCTGGATTCAGATTAGGCCCTTAGTGGGACCTAGGTCTTATAACATGCTAGGTATGGGGCTTTTCAACGAACGTAAATAGGCAATAATATTTGTAGTAAAGCGGCAGAGCCGACGAATATAATAAATAATAGTAGTATTGACGTACCTATTAACAAGAATCAACGTAAAGTAATAAAAAGAAAATTTTTAAAGAAATAATTCTTAGAAATGCCACAAAAGAAATCAATAAAGCAAGTCTAAAAGAAATTAAGGGACTAAAAGTCGAAAGTCAAAAGCCTATAAAAGGCTGTTAAGTAGGTTAAGTAAGTTCAACTTACTACTCCTAGGCAAGATAAGCCAAGAAGAATATTAAAGCCTAGGATGAACTATAAAGCTAAAACCAGTACCAACAATATGGCTAACGCCTACGTTGCCAATCAGTATAGATTGACACACCAATTGCTGTGCAGTATACTAAACCCGAGAGAATTCGCTTATAGGGGTATCACACAGGGGATGACATAGACTGCATTAGCAGTCATGGTGTAAGAACATACGCTACAATTTGGTGTGGGAGAGACTTGGGCCTATTTAGACTTCCGCGCCGATCCAACCTACGCGTAGTCAGTTTTAGTAAAATATTACGCGTCGGAACCAGCGTCGGTTGCGTTAGCTCCATTAAGGACACAACTGATACCAGGACCACTAGTTGGCTCTACAGTTACCAACGAC